TACAGTTGATGAATTAGGACGTAGCCTTATTATTTTGTTACCAGACGCTCTAGGGCTCTCTAGTGGCGAAATAGAGGTAGTTACTGCTATGGGAACTGTTTTGCTTAATAAACCTTATCAGGCCACTACTGTAGATGTATTTGAGAGCTCACCTACTAAACCTGTAATATTAGATTTAACATTAGATATTATTGATAATATGTTAATTGTTACGCCACCTAAAGAAGAAAATATTGCACAAGAAGAAACAGCAACAACTAAAACAGTTAATTTATTAGACTTTAATGATTTAGATGTAGATTATTTAGCTGAAGATTTGCTAGAAGATAATAGTTTAGAATTTACAGAATTAGATATAAATTATTTAGATGTTAATTTTCTTGAAGATTTATTAAATGTTTTAGATGCTTTAGCAATAGAAAAAGAAGAGGACCAATTAGCTTTAGCTACAGGTATAAATATTTCTGGTACTTTAATTGGTCAAGACACAGATACACAGATAACTACAATAGTAACAGGACAAGTTATAAGTTTGCGTAGAAAAATAAGTGAATCAGTACAAGTAGATTTAAACTCAGGAAACGGCTATACAGTAATTTTGATACAAGATGGAGTATCTAATATAGTAAAAATAAATGGTGGAGGAGACTCTGTTATAACAATTAACCAAAGTAGCGGATGAAAAAATTATTATTACCTATACTTATAATACTAGCACTACCCTTAGTATTCCAAAGTACTCCAACAGAAATATTAAAACTTAAAGTGTATGACACTTTTGTTAAAACACCAGAACCATCAGGTAATTTTATAATACTTAATATTACAGAAGATGATGTAGAGCGTGAAGGTGGTTATCCATTACCTAGAAAAAGATTAGCTGATATACAAATGGAGATTATTGGTAAAGGTGCTTTAGGCGTAGGTTGGGTTATATCTTTTCCACAAGCAGATAGAATGGGTGGAGATGAAGATTTTGGTAGGTCTTTAGGATATGCACCAAGTGTAATAGCTATGTTTGAAGATGGTAAAGGTAATTATCCTAAACCAACAGGAACTGTAGTGAAAGGTGAAGATAATGGTGGTATAGTATCTTTGGGAGTTAAGGAAAACCTGAACACTCTTAAAAATAATACATTGCAGGGTTTAGCCATTGCTCCCACCGAAGTTGACCAACTTGTTAGAAGAATACCTCTTTTGGTTAAAACACTTGATAATAATTGGATTCCTAGTTTTGGCACACAAATATACAAAGCTTTATTTGGTGTAAAAACATACATTATAAAAACTAATGATAATGGTATAGAAGAAATATCAATTAGAGGAATACCACCAGTTAAAACAGATAGTCTTGGTCGTAAGTGGATTAGTTGGGTAGATACAGAACAAACTAATTTACAAGAAATGAATGTAAATGGTAAATTTGTTTTTATTGGAGTTACGGCTAATGGAGTAATGCCACAAGTTGCAACACCTGTTGGATTACTAGAACCACATAAAATACAAGCAGCATTAGCAGAATCAATTTTAATACAAGACAGTCCTTATATTCCTGATTGGCATTTAGCAGTTGAATTATTAATTCTAGTGATAACAGTAATTTTGGTTTGGTTATGTGTAAATATTTTTGGAATGACTCTAGGAATAACATTTACCAGTATATTATTCTTTTTAACAATATTTCTTGGACACTATTTAATACAGCGTGGAATACTAATAGATGTAAGTTGGACATTAATTTCACAGTTTATAACAGCATCAATAGGTTTTTATTTAAGATTTAGAGAACAATACAAATTAAGACAACAAATTAAAAAACAATTTGAACATTATCTTGACCCTAGACAAGTTAAAAAATTACAAGATAACCCAGATTCTTTAGTATTAGGTGGTGAGCGTAGATATTGTACCTTTCTGTTTACAGATGTAAGAGGTTTTACTGCTATGTCTGAAAAATTAGAGCCAGAAGAAGTTACAGAAATAATGAATAAAGCACTTACTATACAAGCAGATGCAGTTAAAAAATATGGTGGTATGGTAGATAAATACATAGGTGATGCCATGATGGCTATTTTTAACGCACCGATTAATCTGCCAAACCATGAAACTTTAGCTGTGTTATGTGCTGAAGAAATACAAGAAAATATTAAAAAAGCTGATTTAAGCGTTGAAATAGGTATAGGTGTTAATACTGGATATGCTGTTATAGGCAATATGGGCAGTAATACTAGGTTTGATTATACTGCTATAGGTGATGCAGTAAACCTTGCTGCTAGGCTTGAAAGTTCTACTAAGGAAGTTGGTCAAGATATTGTTATTGGATATAATACAATTAATGCAAAAGATTTTAATTCTGAAATAATGTTAAAAGAATTAAAAAGTATATATGTAAAAGGTAAAACAAAACCAATACAAATATATACAATAAATTAATTTAAGGAGTTTTATGAAAGCAATATTAAAAAATATAGTAGGAGCAGTAGCACCTACAATAGGTTCAGCAATGGGTGGTCCTCTTGGTAATATGGCTATGGGTAAAATAGCAGAAGTACTAGGAGTATCTAATGACCAAAAAACTATACAACAAGCTATACAGAACGCAACTCCAGAACAAATGCTTGAACTTAAAAAAGCAGAACAAGAGTTTGAAGTGCAAATGAAAGAGCTTGATGTTGATGTATTTAAACTTGAAACACAAGACAAACAACACGCTAGAGGTATGTTTAGCAAAGATTGGACTGCTCGTATTATTGGTTTAGTAACCATAGGCGGCTTTCTTGGTTATATATTTTTAGTAACATTACAACCACCAGAACAAAATAGCGAAGCATTAATAAACTTAGTGCTTGGTTATCTAGGAGGATTAGCTAGTGCAATTATTTCGTTCTATTTTGGAGCGTCTCACACCAACGATAAAGGAGAGTAATATGAAAATATCACAAGAAGGATTATCCTTAATTAAAAAGTTTGAAGGTTGTGAGTTAGAAGCTTATAAATGTGCAGCAGGTGTATGGACTATAGGTTATGGTTCTACTAAAAGTGTAAAAGAAGGTGATACTCTTACACAAGAAAAAGCAGATGAATTATTATTACATGAAATGAATGAGTATGAAGGTTATGTGAATGAAATGGTAAAAGTTGATTTAAAACAAAATGAATTTGATTCACTCGTATCATGGGTATTTAATTTAGGTCCATCAAACCTTTCTAGCAGTACACTTTTGCAAAAATTAAATAATAAAGATTGGGATGATGTGCCAAATCAAATTAAAAGATGGAATAAAGCTGGTGGTCAAGTAAAACAAGGTTTAGTAAGAAGAAGAGAAGCAGAAGCTTTATTATTTGAAGGCAAAGAATGGCATGAGGTTTAAATATGACATTAGCTAAATATGTATTTAGACCAGGTATAAACAAAGAAGGTACTAATTATAGTAACGAAGGTGGCTGGTTTGATGCAGATAAAGTTAGATTTCGTAAAGGCAGACCTGAAAGAATAGGTGGTTGGCAAAAACAAAGCACAGATAGTTTTATAGGTACTTGTAGAAAAATTTATCCATATAAAGCATCTGATGGTACCGATTATATAACTTTAGGAACTCATCAAAAATTTTATGTATTACAAGGTAATGTTTATTACGATGTAACACCTATTCGCAAAACAAGTACTAATTCTATTACATTTGCAAAAAAAGAAAATGATACACCTATAATAACTGTAACAGACAGTAGTCATGGTGCTGTAAATGGTGATTTTGTTACTTTTTCTAGTGCAGTAAGTTTAGGTGGTAATATAACTGCAGATGTTTTAAATCAAGAATATCAAATTAGTTTAGTAACTGGAGCTAATACTTATGAAATAAGTGCAAAAGATACAAGCGGTACAACTGTAAATGCAAATTCAAGTGATTCTGGAAATGGTGGTTCTGCAACAGATGGTGTTTATCAATTAAATTCAGGATTAGATGTTTATGTTAAATCTACTGGCTGGGGTTCAGGTACATGGGGTGCTGGAAGTTGGAGTTCTGCTACTGATTTATCTTTTACTAATCAATTAAGATTATGGTCAATAGATAATTTTGGTGATGATACAGTATTAAATCCAAGAGCTGGTGGTATTTTTTATTGGGATGAATCCTCTGGTTTAACAACAAGAGCAGTTAATATTTCTACTTTAGCTGGTGCTAGTGATGTACCAACAGCAGTATTACAAACAATGATTTCTGATGTTGATAAACACGCAATAGCTTTTGGTTGTAATCCAATAGGTTCTTCTGCTATTGACCCTTTATTAGTAAGATTTTCAGATACAGAAAGTATTACAGATTGGACACCAACTGCAATAAATCAAGCAGGTGGAGTTCAACTATCTATGGGTTCAACCATTATAGGTGCATTAAGAACAAGACAAGAAATACTTATTTGGACAGACGCAGGTATAATTTCTATGAGATTTGTAGGTGCACCATTTGTATTTTCATTTAATGAAGTAGCTCATGGACCATCTTTAATTGGACCTAATGCAGCAGTAAATGCTAACAATCAAGTTTATTTTATGGATAATGGTGGATTTTATAGTTATTCAGGTAGTGCACAAAGATTACCTTGTACAGTATTAGATTATGTTTTAAGTGATTTAAACCAAGAACAGGCACATAAAGTTTTTGGTGCAGTAAATGATAGTGCTAATGAAATTATGTGGTTTTATCCTTCAGGTATAAATACAGAAATAGATAAATATGTAATGTATAACTATTTAGAACAAGTATGGTCTATTGGAACTACATCAGATAATTTTGTTAGGACAGCTTGGGATGAAGCATTAATACTAAATAATCCTATAGCTGCTAGTAAAAATAGCAGTACAGTAAATAATAATTATCTTTATGCACATGAAATAGGACATGGAGATGATGGTAGTAACTTTACAGCATATATAGAATCAAGTGATTTTGACTTAGACCCTGATGGCGAAAAGTTTATAGCAGTAAATAAAATAATACCTGATATACAATTTAGAGACCAACAATCTACATCTGATGATGTAACTATAACAATAAAAGGTAGAAATTATCCATTAGAAGATTTATCTACTTTATCTACTGTATCAGTTACACCAGCTTCTACATTTACTAATACAAGAGCTAGAAGCAGACAATGTGCTATTAGAGTATCTAATTCATCAAATGATTATGGTTGGAGACTTGGTGATTTAAGATTAGATATAAGACCAGATGGTAAAAGATAATGGCAAATCCTAAATCAATAGCATTACCTTTAGCACAACAAGAATATAGTTCCGCAGATGAGGCAGTTACAAGAAGAATAATGGAACAAGCAATACAAGATTTAGCTATAGAAGTAGATAAATTACAAAGATTACAAAGTGTTGTAGTTAGTAAAGGTTTAAAAAGACATCAATTTTTATTAATGGGAATGAAGCATGGCTGATAATTTAAAAGTATTAGGTCAAGTTGACCCTGCAGCAACAACAACAACTACACTTTATACTGTGCCTAATATGACACAAACAACAGTTAGTTCTATAGTTGCAGCAAACAGGACAGGCTCTGCAATAACATTTAGATTAAGTGTTCATGTAGCTGGTGCAGGTGCAGATGATAAACAATATCTTTATTATGATAAATCAGTAGCAGCAAATGATTCATTATCAATAGTTTTA